CAAGCGGAAGAACTTTCCAAATAAACACCTTTAGTAAAATAATTTGAATTACCCTTTATAGACGGTGCTATAATACAATGCGATATAGATGTACCAAAAAAAGCTGTACATTCATTGTTTGTAAAATTAGTAATAATATCATTAAAATGACAACACGATAATGTTGACACTGCTATACCAGTTTTACATTCTGTAAGTAAGTTACCACTTGTATTAATAGACGAACTGTTAGTAATGTATAGACCTTTACTATTAGCATAATTTTTAGAAACAACTGAATTATCTCTAATAGTTACACCATTAGCGTTATCAATTCTAATTCCGCTGAATGTTTCTGTTGCCACACTTGACGGTGCAATATAATTGTCAATTATTTCAACGTTTGAGCCATTCCCAATATTTAAAAGAATAATACCGTTGCCCTTAATAACGTCTAATTCGTTATGGCAAATATGAATATCATTACTTGTATTAACACTATTATTTGCAATAATTTCAATTCCATTATTTACCCATTCAATCGCATTTTCATAGAAAAATAAATCAGAACAAGTTGCTGTGTCTGATGAAACAATTATACCACTACTAGACGTTAGTATATTTCCACCACCAGTAGTTATAATGCAATCGTTTATATAAATAGAAACATTAGGTATATTATTACCACTTTTTACACTATTATCTATTAAAATATTTCGCAATGTTCTACTCATATCACTATTCGGTAATATTTCCGCAAATAAATTGCATTTATCAATGTGCAAATTAGTACATCCTTGTATTATAATTCCTAAGTCATTATTAAAGCACATAACTCTTTTTAAAGAACATCTAAGAGCTTGTGAAACATGAATTCCGATTGAATTACTTACCCATTCACTACCACTTGTTCTAGTTATAGTTAAATCTTGTAATGTTACATTTTGTACGGATAAGTTTATATTATTAGGTTTATTATATGTTCCCAATAATATAACAGCTTTTGTAGGGTTAGTTGTAATAATTCTAGTTCCTTTTTTTGTTAATTCTTCATAGTTCCAATTTAACTGGTTTATGCCTTTTAATATTCTATTAGAAGTTGAAAGTTCTATAGTATTTGCGACATAATAATCAGCACTACTCAATTCTGTAACATTGAAAATATTGAAACATTTTTTAATAGCATTAGAATTATCAAAATTAGGGTCATTAACTGTAGCACCAAACCATTCCGGATAGCCAATAGGATTTGTTTCGTTATTTACAATAATATTTCCGCTACCACTGAATATTTGATAACGACCTGCCGTTATACTTCCATTAATAGTTAAAGTAACATCGCTAGCTATATTAATCAAAGCACCTTTAGGTACTACTAGTTGTGCGTCAATAGTTATATTATTTGTCACATTATAAGTACCTTCTTTTAAACCAATATTAGTATTACTAGTAACAAGTTGACTAGGGTTATAAACAATATTATTTTTAATTTTTTCACTAAGTTCAGTATCAGCATTTTCTCTAGTTTCTTTTTCATTGTTAATGTTGTTCTGTAGTACATTATCAGCATTTTCTCTAGTTTCTTTTTCATTGTTAATAGAGTTTTCAAGTAACATGTTAAAATTATTAACCCATTCTTCAATAGTAATTTTTTCACAATTACTATTAACAACATACTGGTCACCTGCTATCATATTATGTGTTATCTCATATAGTTCACCATTTAGCCAAACAAGTTCGCCAACTGTCCTAACTTCTGTTGCTGTTTTACTTACACCCTCATTAGCACTAGCAATTTGTTCCTGCAAATTGTTTAATAAAGTTGTCATAATTTCTTTAAGTTTTTCATCACTAATCAAATCAGCAATGTACTGTGGTATCTCATTAACATCATTAATAATTTCATTAAGCTTTTCAGCTATTTTACACAGAATTTCATAATAGCTAAGACTATCATCATAAACCAAAGGTAAAATTTTGTTACACCAAAAACGTAAACTATCAATTTTTTTAAACATAATAACTCCTTTCTACCACAACTGAAAGAACAAATCTTCCAAATTGTTAATAACCATCATATCAATGTTTAGAAATGTTTCTCTATACTTTTTCAACAAATCACTAGCATTAACACCTACATAACCACTAACACTTTCCAAATAATCTTCTGTGCTATTAAAATCATCACTTCCACTTTCACTACTAACTACTTTTCCACTAGCACTAGAGTTATTAGATATGTTTGAACTACTTGTACTTGTATCACTTGTTTTTCTAGCGTTTGTTAAGTAAGTGCCACTTTCAA